TTAGATCCTGAAATAATGAATAGCATCGAAAAAAACGTGGAAAAAGAAGTTAAAATAAAAATAGGTACTATCGAAATTCCCATACCTAACTCTACAATTACCGAAGATGGAAAAATTGCACTTTCTAATGGTAAAATTTTAGATCTTAATGAATTCATGAAAAAAACCCAAGGCTTTATTCCGGATGAAAAATTGAATATACCACTTGAACCCGTTGCTCCTGATATAGTTGGAGCTTTAGATGAATTGGATATTAAATTTGAAACTGGAACATTGGAAGATTTACAAAGAGAAATCAATGAAAATTTCGAAGCAAGTCCCGATGTACAACAAGCTAGAGAAAGATTTAAAAAACAAAAAGATGCCGAGAATATATCTAATCGAACCGGTATAGATTCCAAAAATTCAGATAAAGCAACCGGCAATGAACACACGTATCCTAACAGAGCAGGAACAGGTACAAATAAGGTACCGGAAACTGAATTTGCAACAAATCCACAAAACCAAGCTGCCTTAGAAAAACCCGTCAAAAACTTTGTGAATGACACCGCAGATAAGATTACAACAGCAAAAAAAGAAGGTACACCTGTTACACCGGAAAGTTTGGGATGGAAGCAACTTGGATTTAAAGCAGGTAATTTATTGATAGATGCAGTCGCATGGTTTGGAAAAAAAATACCATTAATAGTTGCTCTATCGGTATTATATGCAGCCATTAAAGAACATCAAAAATCTATAAATGGTTGTTATTTTGTAAAAACAGATAAAAATGGTAGAGTCGTTACTAAAAAAATATCATTACTTACCTGTGGTGAAGCGAGAACACAATCTGTTAATACAGCTATTATGGATACATGTAAAGTTCAAAATTATCCTCCAAATAGTGGAAAAATTCAATCATGTGATGGTAAGTTTAATTCCTGCGCGGCCAAATCTGACACGGTTATAAATAGAGCTTTAAAAGATGATGCAAAAAATACCGACATACCATATGTTCCAAATGTCTGTAGCAAATACTATGCTGATAGTTCACCAGAAACTCCGATCGAAGGTGTAACAGTTACAAATCCGACATGTCCACCGAGTGCCGAATTTGTTTCACCATATTGTGATTCTTCTTTATTTTTTCTTAATCCTGGAGAAGATATAAAAATTATTAATCTCGATTTGTTTTCTTCGGCAGTTGATATGGGAGAACAAATCGGATTGGATATTCTTACGCCTTTCAAAGATCTAGTTCAAGGTCCTGGTTCTGGTATAGCATCTTGGTTAAAAAACGTGCTAATAACTGTTGGTATTGTAATTGTGCTTGGATTGGTCATTTTTTGGGTAATTAATCTTTTGAGGAAAAAAACCGAAAAATCCGTATTAGGATAAATGGCAAACGATACATATCAATCGTATCCAACAGTTGTAAAAAGAAATAGTTTACTACTGATTTTTATTTTCTTTCTGACTTTACAAGGATTCTTATTCTTTTTACCCGACTTTAGGGACTGGTTTGGAAAGAATAGACCATATAGTTTTTTTTATTTTGCACCAATAATAATAATATTTTTTTTACTTATTTTCTGAAATAAAAAATGAACTTGGATTTTACACATTTAAAAAAAGGATTTTTTTTATTTTTTATTTCTCTGGTTATTGGTATAATATTGATTGTAATTTTTAATATAATGCGTCCAGAAAAACAACCTGATTTTAATTTTGAACCGGTACCGACTGTTTCACCACAATTTCTACCTCAACCGAAATTAGATATAAAATGTTCTGATAAAATACAAGAATGCAATGATGGATTAGACTCTACATGTGAAACAAAATGTGGTTCGGAGTATACATGTACATATGTTGAAAATGATGGTCAATATGTATACAATGGTATTAAAATACCACAAGGAAAATGGTGTTTACCATCATTTGATGAAAAAGACAAAAAATCGTGTAATATTTATACTGGTAGATGGACTTGGTCTGCTGGTAATTGTTCGAACGGTAAAGAACAATGTTGGAAATGTCAATGTTTATATCCTACTCTGTTTAGTAACCCAGAGTCCGGTTGTACAGATCAAGTTGGTTGTACTATTACTATAAATAACCAAGAAGTAAAAGGTAATATTGTTGGGTCTGTTTTCAATAAAGATTTCAAGGACAAAATATGGGATCCTTTGAAAGGACAGGATGCAACTATACTGAGAAATAATCCCATGGATGCTGAATTCTCTAGACCAATGTGGGTATGTGATTGTCCTAAAGGAACCGTGCGTTATCCAAATGATCCTTACAATTGTCACCCAGATCCATGTTGTGGAAGCAATAAAGGATGTAGTATATCCGAGATTTCTGATTTAAAACAATCATTTCAATGTATTTCAAATAAAAAAAATATAATAAGTGATGAAGAATGCAGTACTTTCTTTGAAGACCCAAGTATTTGTTCTTGTTCATGTAATTGTGCATACTATGATAATACTATTCTTCTGAAAAGTGGGAGATGCTATCCAAAAGATATTCTATGTAAAGGAGGAGAATATGAGAATGGTAAATGTGAATGTGGTACAGGTACGTCTTATGCCACTAACTGTCTAAATGTAATAGATACTGATTTAAAACAGTATGGTGTACTACCAGAAATATGTATAGATGAAAATAACCCATTAGGACAGCAATGTTGGGATGTGTGTGGAGGAAACCCTTGTGGTAATCCAGATATTTCCACATGTTCTCGTGATCCTGCTAAAAATACAGCTATATGTACGTGCAAAGATCCTAAACTCACTGATTATGATTGCCATGGTAAAGAAGTTAATCTACAAAGAGGCGGTGATAAATGTCAGACTTTATGTTTACCAAAGGATGCAGTTAATTGGTACACTGATGGGAGTGGGAGGACAAAACCTTGTTCATATCCACATCCATGTTGTAGTGGTTCTTCTAGAGACTGTGCTAGTGATGGGGATAAGGCATTTGGTTATTATTTCACATGTTGTAACTAATTACAGAAACCGTTTTTACAATAATTACAACATTCATCACTACTGAAACAAAAAGTATCAATCCCTGTCTTCGAGGTTCTTTGATTCGAACAGTATTTATCATCACCTGTGGATGCACAATAAGGATCTCCTTTGTTACACCATGGACAGACGCAATCTTTACAGGAAGTAGTCTGTAAATTATCATCAAATGTACAAGTTCCTCTTCCATTACAAGGATCAGGATCACAACCATTTCTACATACAACATTACCAATTACATTGTTATCCGTTACTTTCTTAAATCCTGTATCGCATGTACAACCTCCGCCACTGTCTCCTAAATCTGGTTTACCATTGAAACCACATGGATTAAGTATGCAAATTCCATTATTTTTTATTCCAATTCCAGCTTTGTTTGTATTACAACGATCATCTTCGATATCTGCTTTACTTCCTACTAAGTTACAGTAATAATAATTATCTGGACATTTACATCTTTTATTTACTTTGTCATAGGATCCACCAGGTACGTTAGCACAACTGTCTACTATGCATGATTTTTGGATATCTACTTTATTATTGAAATAGTTGGGAAAAGTTCCATTTCCGCATACACACGATCCTAATGTAGGATCATTCATGGAATTAATATCCCAAGGATTCAAGCAATAATGATTATTATCTGTTACGGGTTTCTCATCGTCAGACATACACTGACCTGTATTGTCACTAAGTGTACAACATTTCTGATTTTTATTGCAGTTATCATTAGATTGACATTTTATCGAAGTATCAGAAGGTACATATAAATTAGGACAGACTAAATTCCTGGTACAACTGTCAAATCTACTTGTTGTATTTCGATGATTCATAAATTCTGGATTCTTACAGATGCAACCCCAATAAAATGTTTCCTTTAGAGGATCTTTAAAGAGAGCATATGTACTTGTATATGTATTACAAACTTCTGATTTACTTGGATCAAACGATGGTAAACACCATCCATATCCATCTTTTGATTCAGGAACACTTTTTATATTATTAGGTCCCGCATTAAAATTATAAAAAGTAATGTCGTCTTGCAATTGAATTTGTGCACTATTGTTATCTTTTTGTATAACTTTTAATTTTGCACCCGCTTTTAATAGAACATTTGGATTTAAAACACTTAATTTGATAATACTTCCATTTTCCGCGGCAACCTCATCTATACTTATTTCAATCGATTGATTACTCTTCGAGTCTATTGCGTTTGCGATACCTTTTGTATATTTAGAACCACCTTCGACTATTTTCGGTTTACCCCATGATATCTTTTGACAAGAAAATGAAGGAGTATTTATACACTTTTGACAATCCGAAGTGTTAAGTCGACAACTTTGTAATTCTGTGAAAGGAAATACTTGACATTCTAAAGATTTAACAGGAATGCATCTATTTTGATTATCTTCTTTTACGAAGGAACATTTATAACCTATTACACAATCGGAATCGTCTTTACACTGTTCTGCAATATCGGTTTTTTTCTGTTTTATTGAAAAAATCAGTATAGCTAAAAAAACAAGTAATAAAATGAAACCCAATAAAAAAAGTATAATTTTCATTTATTGTATTACTATAATTTTATTGTCAACTAGTATATCCAAAAGTTTATAGACATCAAATTTTGAAAAAATTACTCTTTTATAGAGATACATCGGAGAAATATCTGCATATTGTTTTAAAACCTCTCGCACCGATAGGATACAAGTATAATTTTCGAGAGATTTCCTGTTTTTTTCTATTTTAAATGCTGCTTCATATTTAGGATCTTTACAAACATATCCAGTATTTATTCCGTAAAGAAAACATTCTCCAGCATTGCACCATATAGTATATCCAGTTGGATTTACAAATACAAGAGCTGAATTCTGTTTTTTAAAGTACTTTATTTCCAAACAATTATTGGAGTTTACCAAACAATTGGGTATAAGTACAGAAGGAAGAATCCATGATTTATATAATATAAAAGCAGACATTAAACCTAGAATTATCAGAATTAATTTAAAAATCAAGGAGTTCATTTATTATTGATAAAAAAGTAATCTCAGTATTTTTCGCAATTACAAAAGCGGTTTGTACATATCTGTGATCCATATTTGAGATTATATATGATCTCTTCTTTTCTATTATTAAGTTTTATGTCTGGAATACCCTCATTTGGATTTGGCATTGTTATAGGTAAGTAATCTTGCGTAGGATCACATAAATTGGATTGATAACGATGATAATTTTTGGGTTTATTACACCTATGTTGATAAACCATATATGTTGATTTTTCGGAAGGTTTTTGATACATTATTTATTAAAATGAAAAATCTATTCTTTTTTCATGTAATTTTAAAAAATGGAACAAAAGTTAGCCGAATTGAGAAATTATAAAGTAATAAATTCCAGTGATAAAATATATGTAGATATAAGGGGCAAATATGTGAAGTTTATTGTTATAGACGAAAACTCAAAATTAGATATGTCTATGTTTCATAAGACTTTTCAAAATTTTGAAGAATATGTTCAACATATTATTTTTATCTATACGTTGGCGACTATACAGACAAAAAAATTAAAAAACTATCAGAATATTATTCGTATCGAACTCTTTGAAGAAAAGGAATTGAAGCGTTTACTATGCGGGAATCGTTTTCTATCTCCACATAGACAACTTAGTAACAACGAAGAAACAGAGGTTTTGCAAAAATTCGGAAAGGATAATCTTCCTCAAATTCTTATTTCAGACCCAATCGTGCGATTACATAATTTTGACTTGAATTCTGTAATAGAAATAACAAGACCGGATGGGATATATTACAGAATCGTAGTACCATGTTTATGATTATAAATAAAATTCTATTTCATTAATATTTTTTATAAAATTACACTGTGGAGTAGGAGTAGGAGTAGGAGTAGGAGTAGGAGTAGGAGTAGGAGTAGGAGTAGGAGTAGGAGTAGGTAAGCACTGTGAATAATATGGATTTATTTCTTTGCAAATTAAGTTTTTTTGACAACATTTTGATCAATTCCAGTTTATACCGCCACATTGTTGCCACGAACTTGCACAAGGAGTTGGATTTGGCGAAGGAGTTGGATTTGGCGAAGGAGTTGGATTTGGCGAAGGAGTTGGATTTGGCGAAGGAGTTGGATTTGGCGAAGGAGTTGGATTTGGCGAAGGAGTTGGATTTGGCGAAGGAGTTGGATTGCAATTGTAATTGTTTGGTTCCTGACCCCAGATTAATATTTCGTTTTCATAAATAGGAATATATTGTGTAGTTTTTTGTTTAGTATCTAAATTTTTAAAAGACCAGTCCCATGTTGGATCAATAAATCCAATATCATTATTATATGGTAGGTGAAATGTTAGTTGTGTTTGTTTCTGAGATGTTGTTGTAGACTGTGGATAAATAGTTCCGGATTCATAAGTGACTTCAACAAAAAAGATACAAATTGATTGTTTATACCTCTGTAATGATGAAATTTTTGCTCCCTGATTATAATATGAATCAATAACAAGATCTTTTTCAGTTTTACCTTGAGATAAGAGGCTCGTAATATTAACAAAATATTTAAATCTTATTTCTGTAGATCTAGGTGGCCAACCCGTTTCTCCAAATAGAATAGTATTAATTTGAAATGATTTTGTGGCTTGTTGGCTTATAAATGCTTGTATATAAAATTCAACATCTTTTTTCTCTGGTGGAGGAAAGTTTTTCATGGTTTCTCCTCCGAATCTTTTTACAAGTGCTATAGAAGCACCAACTAATCCAACTTGCATATCCATGCAACACTCGGTTTGTCCATAGTTGGTAATATCGTTACTGAAAGAATCATCTAGAGCGGGACCACCAATTAATGCATAGTTTATGTGTCTATTATCATTAGGAGAAAACATACTATTATTCCAAGAACCATGAGCTCCTCGGTGATGGGCATGAGTAAAAAATTTATCTCCAAATCCATTTAAATAACTTGTTTTTAAAGGATTATCACCAAGAGCATAATTGATTTGTGTAAGCGCGAAGTTTTCATATTGTTTTACTTTTGATTGTTCCAAGTTCGGATTTGAATCGACATATAGGAGCATTAGAAATGATGTAGCTGTAGAATATCTCAATGATCCCCAACCAGTTAACCAAGCCATTCCACCTGGTGTTCTTGGTATTTTATCTAACCAGTATGAGAAATGTAATTCAAGACATTTTTTTGCTTCGACATCACCTAGCAAATTCCATAGTAATAAAATAGAAGCATAGGACGCATCATCCCAAACATGAGCCCATGTCATTGTTTTTTTAACCAAAACTCGTGAATTTTCAAATGCAAATGTCTTATACTTTTCTTCACCACTCGCCCAAAATAGTGCTAAAGAACCTAAAAGTAATTCATCTTCGTAATGCGAAGATGTGTAATACGATTTGGCATTTGTTATGGAATTATGATAGAATCCTCTGTAATTATTTGCAAAATCGAATAGTTCTTTTGAATGTCTTAATAATATTTCTGCGTATTGATTATCAATTTTCCTGTAAATTATGCTTGACAAAGCTAGAGTAGCAGAAACAGAAGCAGCTAAATCAGAGCCAGGCGAGTTTCTGTCTAATTTATAACTTGGTCTTTCCATTTTCATAAATTCGGGTGGACCCCACCATGTATGATCCCAATCACCATTTCCAACTTGACCCCATAAAACATCGGGTTCGGGATGAGCCCTGATCCAAAAATCAGTACCCCAATGCAATATATTTATAAATCTTTTCCATTCATCAATCGCTTCGTATTGTTGTCTGTATTGAATACCACTTAGAGCTAGTGTGTATAAAGCAAATGAATTTGGCATACCAAACATAACATGGTCTCCACAGTCAAAATACGAATTAGTTAAATTAATACCTTCCTTTTTTCCATCATCCATACAGCAGTTATCTCTCCAGTTTAAAGTATTCCATGAGGGTTTTTCCCCAGCCATTTGTCCATAGTAAAAAGTTAAACTTTTCTGTAAAACTTCAGCATAGTTATATTTTGAAATACTTTGAGAATATATTACTGGGAAAAAGGATATAAGTAAAAGTCGTTTTATTCTTTGCATAATATTTCTTCTAGTACACTTAGATTTAAATTATTTTCTGATAAACAACGCAAATAAGAGTGAAATAAGGGGAAAGAATAAGAGTAATACAATACCAGAAACAAAAGCCCATTGTGGCATATATTTTTGATTCTTTACGAGAAGAATTATGGCAATTATAAGTATAGCTAAATTTACCAATAAAATAAAAAGAAATACACCGATGCTTAACCCCAATAGAGTAGTATCCGAACGCTCAACATAGTTTTCTATTTTATTTTGTTTCCTCCACAAATAATCATCAATATCTTTTTTATTCTTATGGTATGTATGTAACATTGTAACTAAGTTGAATCGATTCATTTATTATATTTTATATTACACAATAAAATGAGCAAAAATATTCCAACAGATCAAAAATTGTACAACAGTATCAAAGAACATATATATGCGAAGATACCACAGCATTCTGCATACAGATCTGGTTTAGTCGTAAAAAAATATAAAACTGAATTTGCAAAAAAATATCCGTCTTCTTATAGTCCATATCAGGGCAAGGAAAATTATTCGAAAGGATTACATCGATGGTTCGCCGAAGAATGGAGAAATCAAAGAGGTGAAGTCGGATATAAATATCCATCTGATGTGTATCGTCCAACTAAAAGAGTTACAAGCAAAACACCAATAACATTTACTGAATTAACAGACAAAAGGATTAGAAGTGCGAGAAGAGAAAAACTGAAAAAGGGACGTGTGAAAAAATTTTAATTTGAATCCAAAAGTTCCACGGTAACTAAATTTGCAATATGTTTGTTTAAATAATAAGGAATCCAGTTCTTTGGAATATAACCGCAAAGCGGAATTAAGTACTCTTCATTACCAACTTTTGGTAAATTAACATTGAGAATATTGTCGACCTTTTGACAATTAAATTCACGTGAATAAAAACCTTTTGTTGGGTATTTTTTTTTTATACAATGAAAAAAGATCCATTTATTTTCAAACCACATTTATATGTTTATATGTTTACATTTAACTCTTTATGTATAAGATAAAAATATCTTTTTTTAGTCCTATTTGGTTAAATATCTTAAATAGAAATTACAGAAAAATATGTAACTAAAATACAAAGATGTCGAGAAAAATTATTCTTACCAACAATAGAACCATTGAAACTTCAAACAAACCTGCTGTGAAATCCACGTCTACACAAACTAATGGGTCATCAAAGTGGATACAGTCCACAAAAAAATACGCCGAAGAGAAGAATACTTCATATCGACAAGCACTTCAAGATCCCATCAATCGAAGTACTTATCATAGTTCTCAATCTATTCGTCAGGGCATGTTACCCACTTACGTGCCTCAACCTCCTGTTAAAGATCATAGTGGTTATAATCCATATCAAAATTCCAATCGAATGGAGAAGTATGTGGAATTAACAAAATTATACAGTAATCTTTCTAAAAAATCCGTTTCCGAAACACGGTATTATTTGTGAGTTTGATTTTAACTAAACTCGGATAAATAAATAACAGTACTGGAACAATTTAAAGTCTTGAAATCTAATATAAAATGAGTATTTCAAGAGATAGTAATTTCAAATGTATCGATTTTAATGAGGACTTAAAACTCGTCTACAATAGAGCAAAAAAATTAAAAGGTATAATTACAGATAACAACTCGAATACCGTAGTGCAAAATTTTCAAGTTCCGATCGAATATGTGATAGGTAAAGATACGAATGCAATCAAAGATAGTATACGAGAATTTCCGATATCACTATTTAAATACGTAGAAGGAACCAGTATTCGAGTTTATTTTTGGAACGGTGACTGGAGGATTAGTACGACATCTAGATTAGATGCGAATACCAGTTTTTGGTCAAAATCTTCTTCTTTTGGTTCTTTATTTTCTGATCTAGTAACCTCAATAACTGGGGTTCCAATAGAAGTATTTTTAATGTCTCTGAACAAGGACAGAATTTATTTTTTTACACTTCCTACAACTGGAACTAATAGAATAGGTACTAAGTATGAGTTGAATAATTTTTTCTTAATGGGTATTCAAGAAAATGACAAGTTATTGTACGGTAAAAATTTACCAAAAGATGAAGTAAATGCATGGATGTATCTAGAGGATATCCATGTTGATTCCATGGAATCTTTGGAAACTTTATTGTCTAAAGATAATACAGAAAATGATTCTTTTTTGGGATATTTATTCTATCCTGATATGGATAGTAATAATCAAGTTATCAAAATACTCACCGAACAATATTTTTCCAGATGTAGACTAAGAGATAATCAATCCAATTTATATTTCAGATACTTGGAATTAAAAAAATCGCAAGACGATGAGCAATGTTTAAAACTAATTGACATGTATCCGGAAATATCATTTACAAAAGAGATAGATATGAAATTGGACAAGCTTTGTAAGTTTTTACACAAGATGTATATTAATAGATATGTATACAAAGAGTACATTGTTCTTGATCGTATCTATTTTAATATTTTAAAGAGAATTCATACTTTGTACATTGAAAAAAGAAGACCAACTACTGTGTATCATATAAAAGATATTATTTATGAAAATGACCCTCCAGTAATTCTTTCATTAATTCGAAAATTTTCTTATTCTCCATAATAAAATGGTTTATGCTAAAGCAATAACATTACTTGAGGACTTACCATCGTTGGTGGAAATAGGACATGTTGATGATGACAGTGAAATCGATTTACAAATGGGGTCATTGAACATTGATATTAGCGAACAACAACCACATGGATTGAGAACTTTAAATCAAAACATTGAAGTGAAACAAAATCCCTATTATGATGAAGTGATAAAAACATATCCACAAATCCAGAGAAAAATCAGAGAATTTAGTGACCCTGATCCATATCAAACGTATATGCAAAATTCTATTCCTATTCACAGTCCTATTAGATATAAACATAAACAAATGATCACATCATCTAGATTACCACATTCTGAGTCTAAAGTCGAAGTTTATGAAAATTATCAGCACAAAAACAATACTCCTGCGGTAGTGAAACAAAATTATATGAATCAAAGTATGATCCCCAAACATACTGAACAACATATGCCGGTTGCCCAAGAACGACAACTGCATTATAATGCAAATCAATCATATGGACGAAACTATCCTGTCGTACAGATTGAAGATTATACAAACTTAAACTGTAAAGATCTTATAAACCATATTGATTCTTGTCCAGTTTGCTCTATTTTGCATCGTAAGAATGACAAAATATATATAGGTATAATTATAGTACTAGCACTCTTAATATTTTTATTAGTATGGAAATTAAATAGATGATCTATATGGAAAAATGCATGACACGTTAGTTATATCTGGTGGTTCTATAAAAGGATTTGGTCTTCTAGGAGCAATCCAAAAAATATATGAATATTACGAAAGTAAAGAAGAAAAAATAAAAACATTTAATTGTTTTGTCGGGACATCAGTAGGATCCATAATAGGTTATCTTTTAGCGATAGGTTATGAGCCTTTAGAGATTATACATTCTATACACAGTTCAGCTGTATTAGAAAAGTTAAGAAGAATAGAATTGATACAAATTATGAACAATAAAGGATTATTTTTTTTCGAGCCTATTATAGAAGAACTTGAAAATTTAACATTAAAAAAAAGAAACAAACTATATACTTTACAGGAATTATCTGATGACCTCGGGAAAGAATTCATATGTGTGACATTTAATTACACGAAAAACAAAGTTGAATATTTAAATCGAAATGATTACCCAAATTTACCTTGTCTAGTTGCGGTTCGGATGAGTTCCTCGATACCTTTCGTATTTAATAGATTTACATGGGGAGATTCCATATATATAGATGGTGGTATATCCGATAATTTTCCCATTCAGGTTGCAAGAAGATTTGGAAAAGAAAACTTGATTGGTGTAGTATGTAAGGAAACTGGTGAAGATACCTCAAATGATAATAACAGTTTAATAAATTTTATCATGGTAATGTTGTTTTTTCCAATTGTAAATAATACTCAAAGAACAATCAAAAAATATCGCAAAAGATATCCAATTATTCAAGTACCTTTGAACTATAATTTTTTGAAATTTAGTTTATCGGTTACAGATATTATGGAAATGTTCTCATCCGGTTATAATTCTATTACGCATGAGCAAATGAGTATAATTCTAAATAGAGAAAATTGAAATAGTATTTAATTACATAACCATTCTATAGAAAATGGGTATTAAAGATTTATATAAATATTTCAGTGCTAAACATCCCGATCTATTCAAACTTGTACATTTCTCTGAATTTCAATACGATAAAATAGCTATTGATATGATGAACCTGTTATATATTTATAAAGCAAGAGATGATAAGAATTGGATGCAAAATGTGCTTCTATTTCTAATAAAGTTACGTAACTTATATGTACATCCTATTTGTGTTTTTGATGGTCCGACTCATCCTATGAAAAGAAATACTGTTCAGAAAAGGAAAACAGAGAGAGAAAAGGGAAAAAAAAGAACGGAAGAGTTAAGACAATCTCTTAATCACTACATGGAAACAAGTGAAATTCAACCGAATTTGCAAAATTTGATCGATAACAGACAGGATCTCGTCTCCCAATTAAGCAATCAAATACTAGTTACACAGGTCGAAGAATATATCGAAAAGCAATATAAAAATTATAATATTTTTTTTCATACTGTGGATATAGATGCAATGAAAGAAATGATCCATTTAATTGGAATTGACGTGATAAGTGCACCATATGATGGTGAAGCATATTGCTCATTTTTATGTGCCAATGGAATGGTTTCTGCTGTACTAAGTAATGATAGTGATGTATTTTTCTTTGGTTGTAAAAAAGTTATTTGTAAATTCACCGAAGATGGTGGATACCAAATAGAACTGCAAGATATTTTGTCTAAACTTCAAATTTCACATGCAGAATTTATAGATCTTTGTATACTCTGTGGAACAGATTACAATGTTTCGGTAAAAGGAATTGGTTTTGTAAGAGCTCTAAATTTGATACGTAAACATCGTACATTGGAAGAATTAGAACTATTGGAAAAGGGAGTTTTCGAAGAAGTTCGGAAGCTGACCAAGATTTCCCCATCTTCTTTGCATGCTAAATGGTCTGTACAACCGAAAGATATCAAACAAATAGAGTATATGTTTTTCAAATATAATGTACAAATAGACCCAGCGAATTGTGCAAAAAAAATATCAAGTGTAGAAATAGAATTGTAGTTTAAATTATTTAAAATAAAAAATATTACCATTAAAAATGGATTATATTTTATTTTACAGCAATTACTCTCCATCTTCGTTGAAAATACTGCAAGAGTTTCCACAAATCATGACTAAATCGGTATCTGTCGATTCTCTTCAAATTCGTGACTATGTGAAAAAAATTAATATTATGAGTGTACCTACTTTAGTTGTACTCTTAAATACAAAAATAGTAGATAGAGTAATTGGTCACGAAGATATTTCCACTTGGCTCACCCAAATGGTTTACCAAGCAAGCAGAATACAACAAAACGAATCTGAAGAGTTCGTCGAAAATATAGAAGAAGAAAGAAATACCATAAATAAAACAGATGACTCACAAGAACCTCTCCCTTCCGTAACAAACGATGAAGAAGATGATTATTCTATGGAAGCAATTGGTCCACCAGCTAAAGTTACCCAAGGGATCGCATCTGTCGTTCAACATAACATATCCGAGAACGGAAAAACAGATTTATCTTCTTTAACACTAATCGATGACGATGATCCTGCTTCAAATATTTCGGGTAAAAAAACAGAAGATCCCAATGGGACTATGCAAACAGCCGAACAAATGAAAAGACAAAGACAAATGGATGAAAATGATTTTTCGAGTAACAAACCAAAACTTCCAAATACACTTATACCTAACTAAAATAAATATTATATTTTATCAATAATAAATGGATAAAATAATTCAACACAGTATACGACTTCTTATATATAAAAATATTACTTACGATGAATTCTATTTGTTATTATCAGAATATTTTATGAATTTCTTACCTCCTTTTTCGCATAAATTTACCTCAAACGTAAAATCGATCTCAAAATCGAAAATGACAATAGAAGATTTTTTACTTTTACCAAAGAAAGAAAATACAACCAAGTTTGATAAATACAAAGGGTTATTGGAAAAATCTCTCAAGGCTTTATTACCATGTAAAAAAGTTAAGGATTTAATTAAAGATAAATATAGAATACTAAACCTTAATGTTAAAAGTATTACGGTACCTATTTTATTTGTTAAAAATAATGGAATTTTACAAGTTATAGGTAATGCGTATACTGACGAACTATTGGAACTTTGCGGAGGGGATAAACAATCCATACAAGTAGATATTATAAAATCGATTTCAGATCTTGAAAAAAAAAATAATATATGTCATGTATGCAGTAAGAAAGGTTGTAAATTTAAAAGTTTTTCAAAAACACGAACATTATTTTTCTGTTGTATCAAATGTTTGGATGAATGGAATTATTAAATATACTCCAGTACTGTTGTCGATTCAGAAAATTGGGAAACATATCTGTCTCTGTATTTAATTCTCTCCAAGTTCCCAGCAAGTTCTGAATTCCATCTTGTTTGTGCTTTTAAAGGAATAGTGTTTGATACTCTTACTTTTTTTCCTCGTAAAATATCGATCACTTCTTTGATAAACTCAACACATCCTATCGTTTCATATAGTATTTGTTCTTCACTAAATCTTATTACTGAAAACCCATTTTTAACAAATATATCATCTCTATAGTTTTCAACATCAAAATTGTAACAATTTTTAATTTGTCTGGACTTTAAACAATATGGTTCATCTATCTCGATATCGATGTAAATACTATTTTGAACGTCTATATACAGAAAGTCACAATGAACCAAATTGGAAGGTGGTACTTTGAACGCAGGATCCATTATACAACCTCTGGTTTCTATTTTTAGACCGAATTCGTTTCTCAAAATTTTTTCAAAAAATGAATCTGCTTTACTTTTCTCACGTTGTTGAATATTAACAAAATACTCCGGTATCTTGTTGTTAGACCTCAATTTTTTTACAACATAGGATAGATACTTTGCAAATATAGAACTATTTATATAGTCCATGTTGGTTAGAGGTGTTAATCTTACATATGGGTATGTTTGCGATATCTGATTTGAATCTACAGTATTTGTGGAAAATATACTCCAAGACATTTATTTAAAATAAACGCTTATTTATTTTAAATAAATGTCAATACAAGGTGATATTATAGAGTTGGAAAATTTAAAAAAAGAGTTACGTGTCCTTAATCTGAGGATTTCAGAATGCCGTAAACAGAAGAATACAGTTGAGGAAAGAATTATCAAGTTTATGAAAGAACAAGATACTCCTGGTTTAAAGTATAATGATAATGCTGCTATTATTCTTGAAAGTAAAACTGTACGCAATAGAAAAAAGAAGGATGAAAAAATTAAAGATACTATGAATATTTTGGGAAAACATGGCTACAAAAATATAGATCAAAAAGCAATCATGGAAATTTTGGAAGCACAAAAAGGAGTTAGATCAACTAACGATAGTTTAAAAATGATTCAAAAATAATATCATTGACTTGTACTTTTTTTCGTTCTTTTTCATCTTTTTTAAAAACGAGTTCGTTGAAACCTAGTATACCTGGTGTTGGAGTTATTAAACTTTGTTCTCCTCTTATATATGGTTCGACTTCAGAAACGATATTCTTTCCAGTTTGATTATCGATTATTTCCAAATCTAATGGTGGTCCACGTATAGGTTTAATAATAAGTTTATATTGTTTACTATCCACATAAAATTGTATTAAATATGTTCCATCATTCCTATTTATCAAGGTTCGTCTAAAAAACTGGTCTAGACGAAGGATACTTTCACTGAAATAGAACTTAAACGTTTCCAACCAAGAAACTACCGAATTTGGTAAGTTTAGGAAAGGAATCACCGTATTTTTACAACCTATATCTAAAAATGCTCCATGTACTTTACGAATATCGGTTGTGTCTATATTTTTCAGACAAACGAAACCAATAGATACTGTTGTGACTAAAACCAAGAAAAACATTTATATATAAAAGATAATTTATTAAATTACATTCATTTTTTTTCCCTTCCTATATATCTGTATTTACCATATCCATCAGCTACGTAAAATCTATTAAATGTAGAATATTCCATAGCAATGTATTTTTGCTGACCATCACAAAAATATGGTCTTAAACCAAGTTCGTACTCATTGGATAATAATAAACAATCATCGGTGTCATAATATGGATCACGATCTCCATATACTGTTGCGATAAAAGTATCTGTTTTCCCAGGATTTGAACCATACAAAGCAATTAAATTTTCGAGAATTTTAATCTTTTTTTCAGCAGTCCGAATTCCAGCCACACAAGGATCATGTAAATATTTTACATCATAACGACCTCTCAATCTTTTTTCTCTAATTTTAGAGAGTTCGATAGCTCTCTTGGTAATACATAACTGGGCTTCAAAAGAGAAGTGTTTTGGATCAGCGATAGGATCATAATATGAACCCATTATAAGTTTTATATTAAAACTGAAATTAACTTGAAAAAATCAATTTATATTTGTTTCAAGTTATAGGAAAGGTTACGTTTAAATAAATATTAAAAAATCAAAGTTACTAACAGGATTGCGTAAATTGGGAGACCAGTATGGACAATATGTTACGAGTATTCGGTACTGTGATAACTTAGAATGGAATTACGATAAGAATGAAATTTATGACAACGACGACGAGACTGTCCTATATTCTTTTTATCATTAAGATTGTGATTACTGCCGAGAATTTCTCGAACAAGTTAAAAAAAATTATATAATTGGATTTAAGGTATATTCAAAAGGAGATTTTGCTCCTCTTTACAAAAAGAAAAAAGAAAGATGGAAAGATTTTACTTGCTTATTATAAAAAAACTTTGTGTTACGAGTCCAACGCGCTTCCTTTACGTCACCTCGTTGTGTACGACGAGCTGGAATTGAACCAGCGACCCAAAGATTACAATAGACTATCGAATAAGTTGGGAATTGAACCCAACCCTTCAAAATATGCCTCCTGATATGCGCCCGCTACACTATTATTCGATCATCTTCTTGTGTCTTTTGCTCTACCGACTGAGCTATCGTCGACTTTTTTAAATCTATCGTCGACTTTTTTAAATCATTTAGTTTTTTACAAAAATTTGTCAAAATCTTTTGATTGTATAGTAAAACTTCCATCAAAGTTTTGACCACAATTACGTTTAATTGATTCAAGAGACCTTTTCATATCAGCTTTGATACGAACAATCTCACCAACCAATCCGATAACAGAAGTTGTTTCTCCTATATTATAAGCATTAGAAATCGAAGTATTAAATAACTGCTTTGCATAAATACATTTTTGACTATCAGAAGGTAATATTTTATAATGAGGATTTACTCCTTTAGCAATTTCTAAATCAGTTGGGTTGTACCAACCATTTGTTCCCAAAACGACTCCATTAATTTCGACATTAGGGGGTGAGATTGGTGTGACATGGTCAAAATTGACTTTAAGTTCATTTGAAACTGTATCCGATGATCTATAAGAGGAACCTCCCAAAGAACCAGAACCAGAACTTGTTCCAGAACTCCTAGATCCTCCTCTATCCGAACCAGATGGGTAAGAAGACCTTCCAGAATAAGAATGACAACCTATATTTTTAGTATTTGAACCACATTTGTAGCATTTATCACTCATTTTTTTTTATAACTTTATATTCAAGGTTATTATTTTAAATCAATTTAAAAATTTTAAAAACAAACATAAAATTATGCTTACAAATTCTGATCAATGCTTATTTCATCTCAAAAAGTGAACTTAATTATTAATCAATTCTATAAACGAGATCTTCTTTTTCCAGAAATACATCAACTTTGTGTCTGTAATCTTGTAATACTACTTTCACTGATTCATAGATCGTTCCATTACGATTTTTAAGAACAGCAGTTAGGTTTATTTATAAACACTAATCTTTTGGTGAGGTATACGTACTATTTACTTATAAAAACATTGTATCATATATAAAAGAAAATGTATTCAAATCCTGAATCGAAAACATGTCATTTTGTAATGAATTATAACAAAATACATCCATTTTATATCACTAATGATGATGTATTATTTTTTGATATCTGGATTAAAAACAATCAATTGTATATGATTCTTCCATGTCCTGTAACAAATCCCATAGATATAAATTCCATTGAAGTATTTGAATTTGACCAAATATTACATATTAAATCTAAATTTATTTACGATTATTTTGAAAACACTTCGTTAATAATATATCATCCTTTCGAGAACCTAAAGAATTATTATAATATTAAAGTAAAATATAAAAAATTTGAAAAACAATATGTTATATATGATTATATGTCAATAAAAAATTTTACTCTAACATTAAGTACACTATGTAAAGATGATTACAAATATTTTTATCCCTTTTATCATTATTATAAATCTCAAGGAGTAGAGTATTTTTTCATATATTACAACGATAATATAACGAGAGATGTTTTAATTTTTTTTAAAAAATTTGACGATGTTCTCCTTATAGAATGGAACTATACTTATTGGTTTAATAAAAAATACGGAAGTCATTACGCACAACCAGCTCAAATAAATCATGCATTATATAAATACGGAAAAGGATTTACTGAGTACATGATATTTTGTGACCTAGATGAATATCTTCAAAATAAAAAAAGCACATTAATAAATTTGATAAGACAACAAAGTCGACTGAATGCAATTTATTTTAGAAATATATGGTCAAAGACTATTCACCCACTAAATCCTTTGACTTTGATGCACAAAAGAAATATTTTAGTTGGAAAACCTTTTAACACGATGTATAGGTGTAAACAAATTATTAGAGTAGATAAAATTATTAGCACAGGTATTCACCATTTAAGAGAACATTTAAGAGAACCATTATATATAAAAAACGCTTCTTTTGACCCTGATAATTTATGTTATCATTTTTTTCAATTGACTCAACCTGATAGAATTGTCGAAGATAACGTTACTAACGTTATCTATCTCCGTTAATTATTGGTCTCAATGGACGTATGGCTGTCTCCGATGTCTTAGGTTTAACAATATAGAATGGATCTTCAGATGGATTCCGTTTGTTGCTATCATTCTAGTTACTCAAATAAGCGAACTGATAAAATACCAGTCAGGTTTAGTATGGACAAAATAACACTATCACGGTGTCGTTTCTGTTGGGTTTGTAGACTTTAACTCTGTACAGTTGGTCGTAGTTTTCCTTTAGTTTCTATTTTTTTATCCCATGTAATATATATCATGTGTATCTTCGATGTCTTAGCTTCAAAAATACAGAATGGATCTTCACGGAATTTGGGTAGCTTGGTGTGGATATGTAAAATTTATTCATAAATTGCAAGATGAAAAGGATATCCAAGTTTATATTTACGATCGATATTGCATGGAGCTTTATGCTGAGTATTATGACCACGAGCCCAAAGAGTTTTACAAGTGGTTTGTGGCTGGTGTGATAAAAGACAAATTCTGATCAATGCTTATTTCATCTCAACAAGTGAACTTAATTATTCATCAATTCTATAAACGAGATCTCCTTTTTCCAGAAATACATCAACTTTGTGTTTGTAATCTCGTAATATTACATTCACTGAGTAGTAGGTTGTTCCATTACGATTTTTAAGAAGAAATCGGGTTTCTCTTTTATATTCTGTTATTATTTTCAAAACTCCCTCATGTTCAGAATATAGCCATATAGGGGTTTCGACGTCATTTACATATATTTTATCAAAAGGATAGAAATCCTCAAAATGCAATACAAACTTGGTATATAACATTATAATTTATAAGATTTTACTTTCTCTTATAAATTAGTTTATTTCTAATATCAAATACTGACTTTCTCCTATCGGAAACTCTTCCGTTGGTGATGAGTTTTTTATTGGATAATAAAAAAATTGAATTAAATAATATGACTTCTAATAGTAATAATATGTTGTAATATTGAAGAAATGGACTTAACTAAATTATCAAAAAAAGAACTTTTAGAAAAGTGTGAAGAACTTGGAATTATAAAGTGCAAGTCTAAAAATAAAGACAAATTAATTGAATTAATCAATAATTATACTACTAAAAAAAATGATATTCATATTGATTCAGATAATTTAAGTATTGAAAGTGATGAAGAAGAATTTATAATTGTTCCTAAAAAAAATATGAGTAATACGAAATCAATAAATGTAATAGATTTATTTTGCGGTTGTGGCGGAATGAGTAAAGGATTAACGGATGCAGGACTAAATATAATCGCTGGAATTGATGTTTGGGACAAAGCAATTAATAGTTATAAAAAAAATTTTCATCATCAAGCAATATGTCAAGATTTAACAAAATTGCCACCTGAAAAATTTGATGATATGTATAACAAAGAACATAAACAAGTTGATTTAATAGTAGGAGGACCACCTTGTCAAGGGTTCAGTATTGCTGGAAAAAGAGACACTAAAGACCCACGCAATTCATTATTTATGGAATATGTAAAATATATAAATTATTTTAATCCAAAAGCATTTATAATGGAAAATGTTATAGGTATTTTATCTATGAAAACAGAAAAAAATGAAAAAGTTATTGATATTATTTTATCACAACTAAACATAAATTATAATTGTATAGTGACAAAACTTTATGCAAGTGATTTCGAAGTTCCGCAAAATAGGAGACGAACAATTATAATTGGTATCAGAAAAGATTTAAATATTATACCAAATGAACCTGAACCAATATTAAGTGTTGAAAATAGAATACCTGTTAAAAATATTCTATTACCAAAAAATGAAGTAGATTTGAGTTATTATTTAAGTGAAAAAGCATTATTGGGTATTCAAAATAAAAAAAATAAAGCAAAAGAAAATGGAACTGGTTTTGGAGCACAATTTTTAGATTTTGAAAAACCATCATTTACAATTCCTGCGAGATATTGGAAAGATGGATATGATGCTCTTGTTAAATATAATGATACCGAAATAAGAAGATTAACAATACAGGAACTTAAAAGAATTCAAAGTTTTCCTGATGATTACATTTTAGAAGGTTCAAAAAAAGATATTATTATGCAAATAGGAAATGCTGTTGCGTGTAAATTTGCGTATCATCTCGGAAAATATATATCTAATATTCTTCAGTAATTAATATGTTCCAAAAATTATTTGCTGAACTTCTAAATTGAGAGTAATTTCTTGAATTTCCCTGATACATACCACTATCAAATATTATATTTTTATTTTTGATATTATCAACAAAATAATTAAAGTCAAATGGCTTACCGAAGCAAATTTTTTCATATGTATTATTTATTTTTTTACATATAAAGAAACCTTTTTTATTAAATTTTTTATTAATATGTTGTTCTAATTTATTTTTTTCCCATATTGCTATTATTATATCATTTTGAATAAATGATGGATATGTATTTTTGTCTTCACGATCGTCATTTTCAAATGAATAATATATGCAAAGGTCTAATTTATCGTTAAATTTTAACATCTGACCACAAGAATTCCATATTCCATAAGTTGGGACACAACTTCCAGACCAAGAATATCTATTATTTTTTAGTGGGTTTGGTGTTCCAAAATATTTTATATAATCTTCTCGTGTAATATTATTTTTACCCTTTTCCCAATTATTCATATTTTCAATGATTTCCTTCTTTTTTGAAAATAAATATTCACTTGCACTAAAATCTCCAAAGGTTATTTTTGAAGAAGTTTTCTTCATTTCATAACCTAAAATATCAGGTTCATTATTAGCATTATGATTAATTCCCATTTGTGTTTCTAACCAATGACCTTCACTTCCACAATGTTTATTATTTTCAATTAATATCTGTTTTCCTTTTACATCTGTCATAAATTTATCTATAATAATTTGTTTATTATTTGTCTCTTCGCAAATCTCTTCTTCAATAATTAAGATTTTAGGTTTTGTCTTCTTAATTTTCTTTGGGAGTTCAGCCACATTTTTATCTTCAACAATTAAAATATTCATTTCAGGTTTGGTTTCCATTTCTCTATATTGTATTATGATAAGTATTTTATTTATAAAAAGCAATTCAATTTTTATATAAATAAAGTCGGCGTTTTAAATGTCCAAAGGTGTAAAAATTGTGATCATAAAATTAAAGGTCATGTAAAGTCTGTCTTCGATGTCTTTGGTTCAACAATACAGAACGGATCTTCAGATGACATCCGTTTTTTGCTATCCATCTGGTTACTGAGATAAGCGAACTATTAGAATACCAGTCAGGCTCAGTATGGACAAAATAACGATCACGGTGTCCTTTCTGTCGGGTTTGTAATTCTTCTAAAACTTTAACTTTGTAAAGTTGGTTGTGCATATCTACGATCTGGTTGACAACATGGATATCTAATTTTGAAATGAATTGTGAGAGCATTATGAAATAGGTTGATAGGTTCAAAAATATTTTTGAAAAACTTCAATTTAATTTTTTATGTCCAAAGACAAGTTCTATAATTCATTCATAATATAATGGCTAAAATAATTAGAATTATAATTGGCATAAAAAATAAAATTTTGTACACCGTCTTTAGGTTCATAAACCATTTGCGATATTTGGAAACGGTAAAAATGACTCCATAAACAACAAGAAACAAAAGAATCATTATTAGTATCCACAACTTTTTATGTTTTTTTTTGTTCGAATCAGATTTATCAGATGGATTAGAAGAAGGTCTGCATTTCGTCGTACACTGATCATTTGTAAAACATTTGTCTGGTGTTGTTTCTGGATCACAACCTGTATTAACCAGGCAATTTCCATCTGTATCGCATGTGTAATAGTTAACTTGGGGTGGTTGCGGTCCTGTGTAGTATCTGTTTCTAAAATCTGTGAAAGTTTTTGGAAATCCCACAAATTGTACTGCTTCACCAACTTTATAAGTTTCGGTCGTTTTTGGATTATAATTCATTTTCCATATCATTACTCCGTCACAATTTCCTGTGACATCTGTTAAGATCGTTTTTGCACTTGCAAAATCCACACATTGTTTTTGTAAATATTCATCCAATATGTCACAAACTCTTGTACCCGTAACGTTAATACCCGCAACTGGTGTGTAACCTAATTGAACCGAAAGAATTTGTGAAAGATATTTATCCTTAAACAGTTTGAATATTTCTATTAAATAATTTCCACACTTTATTTTGTTGTCTTTAACGGTATATGTATAATAGTCCAAGTCATTATAGACTTGGACATTCAAGAGATCGATTTGTTTTAAAGATGAATCTTGATTCTTGGAAAGTAAGTCCAAAAAAGCACCGATGAAATTTATCTGTATTGTATCCTTAGTATCAAAAGAACCTATGTCTCTTATTCTGGGAGACATACTCAATATCAAATTTTGATCCAATTTTTTTAGTGTCTCAAAAAAAACAAAGAGACTATTGGCCACTTTTTGTGCGGGATTATTGTTCATATATTCATTTAAGTTATCTTTTGGGTAGCAGTCGAGTTGGTTAGTCGTGACATTATTTTTCTTACAACTTTCCGAGTCAAACATTGCCAATATAGTTTCACAATCTATATCGACACCATCATATCCCCTGTCTCGTTCGACAATTTTTATGTGATCCATAAATTTTTTTATTTCATTTGCGAAATTGACTGGATCCTTCAAACAAGCATACCAATTGTTAATATATCCGGGTGAACCTTGTTTAGTAGGCCTGTTATCTGAAGAACCACCCATGTTCCAACCACCGATCCCAATCAATAAAATAACATCTTTTGGAACCGTAGCACGCAAATTTTTGCTGCTTTGTTTATCACCTAAATGAAGACTATTGTAGTATGTTATCAATTTCTGATTTCCATTCAGATCATCATAAGTATTATATGCCTCAGGGTCAAAATTACATTTCTGCGAAAATCCGGTAAACTGTCCTATTTTTTTAGTATCCGTAGATGTGATGGTATTAATGGGAAAAAAACTTGTATTCGTATATAACGAGTCTGTGCATGTATCAGTTCCAGTTTTGTTATATGGTTGCGATTTTATAATTCCTTGGTTTTGATCATATTTACCCGTACAAGTTAAAGCAGCATTACATACAAATTTTCCGTCTTTTACACTATTTAACCATTTTTGTTTCTGCCAGCAATATGGATAATTAATCAAAAAAGCTTCAATAATTACATCTACGTTCAAATCAGAAAATTCGCTACTTTTCGGAATCGCTGTTTCACCATCTGTTCCAGATGTGAGATCAATAAAAGCAACCTTTAGTGGTTTATTATTTTTCAACAAGTCATTTATACGTTCTCGTGCTTTAAGACTCATATCGTTCATTTATTACTATTTTTTCTCAAATAATTAATGATTTAAAACCGACTCACTATTAATATCTAATTCAATAATATTCAGATCAACTTTATACTGAGAAATTAGAGAAAACGTATTGGTCTTTTTTTCATATATTAATCCCTTAAAGTATAGTTCTTCATAATAATGTCCAAATATTTTATATGTTCCATCTGTCAACAATCGACTTAGAGGATAATCTATGGAATATGGTGGTGTTACACCATAAAAGTCTTCTGTTGTATAATTCATACCTCTACATCTTAGACATTGAATAATAGGTGTTCTGCAATTTGGACATGAATTAGAAAACTTTAATTCTTGCAATGATGTATCATCTGATTTTATGGTTTTATACCACTTTTCTATACATCCAAAATGAAATATATGACCACAATATAGCTTGAAAAAATCTCCAACTTCTTCAAAACATATATTACAATTGGATTCGTTTACTGTATTAGTTATAGGTTGTATATGTTGTGTCAAATTATCAGAGGAATAAAATGCAGTATCACATGTGTCGCAATTTTTTTTAATTGTATACTGTCTTCTACTTGCAGTTTTCTCTTCCTCTTCATATATTTCTCTATATATTTCATCAAATACTTTAAGCACGTCAGACATCTTAATTTCATCGTTCTGAAAAGTTACCTCTCTTACAACTTCGGTCATCATAGGATAATTAATCATTATGTTAACAGTTTTTGGTATTTCGGGTATAATATCATCTGTATATATTAAATTACTACTGTGATTCGAAATATGCACATTCATAGGTTCTATTTTTTCTGGAAATAAACAAGTTGGAGTATATGTTAATCTAAGTAGACCAGTTGTTAATTCATATTCTGTGTTACAAAGTTCTGTGCAAATATGCGGTCGAGAAAAAGTCATCGACCATATAGGTCGAGAAATACGTATTGGATACATTGTTTTTTATATTTCGCTTTATTATTTTAAGTAGATCTTCTTATCACCGGAATTTTGAGAAACGTCATATAATAGATTGCTTTCATTTTTTTTTAAAACTGTGGTTCTTGTATTGTAAAGAAAGAACCAAAATATAATTAAGAGTAGAAACATAATACTTAAAAATAATAATAATATTAAGTCCATTTGATTTATTAATAAAGAAGAATAATGTTACACGAACAAATGACAAAAATCGTATCATTCTATAATGGTGCCGAAATTTTTTTGTCCGGAGTAGAATCAGTAATTTATGGTGAAAATGACCTTTACAATAACAATATACATACTGTACTTTCATTTCTGGAAGAATACCATAAACCTGATTACTTCCATCAATTACCGAGCTGGATCTCTCATTATTACACTTCTATCAAAGATCAACCTTCCGAAAATATCGAAAAATATTTTTTATCTTCATATAAAATTATAAAAGATTCTTTGCAATCTGGAAAATCTGTTTTGATACATTGCAGAGCTGGAATATCACGTAGTGTAACTATATTAATCGCTTTTTTTCTTAGAGCTCAATTTTTTTGTCCAGCATATTCTATACCAAACTTGATTAAAAGCGATAATACTTGGACAGAAACTATACTGAACTATATAAGAATTTTTAGACCAATTGCAAATCCAAATCCTGGGTTTTATGAACGACTTCTTAAATATGAAATAAGTTTACTGTACAACTTGGGATATAAAATACAATTTTGTTGATACTTGATACACAAAATTATTATACGGTATTTAATAAATGTCCAGATCAAAACTGATAATATTTCTTATTGGTTTATGTCTAATAAGTATTTTTACTTCTAATAAGTTATACTTTATTCTATTCGTCATGTTCTTTGTCGGTTATTTATATATCAGTCATGGTTTCATAGAGTTTTATAGACAACCTTCATCTATAACTAAACGACCAAAACGTTTCATAGTCTCATTAACAAGTATACCAAGTCGAATACAAAATATCCATTTTACCATAAAATCTCTATTAGAGAATACTATCCAACCCGACTTAATATACTTAAATATTCACAAATCTACATCAGTACCGCAAGAACTAAGATCCATCAAAAACTTGTTCATAAATAAATTAGATATCGACTTTGGTCCTCTGACTAAATTGTATCCGACTCTTTTAAAAGAAAAAGATGATGAAACTGTTATTATATGTGTAGATGATGATATCATTTACAATCCATATACGTTTGAACATCTGTTAAAAGCTTCGGAAAAATACCCCGACAAATGTATTTGTAATACTGGATGGAGTTATATAGATCTAAAATTTTTTCACATACCCATAATTTTAAACATACCAAACGTTGTTCGTAAAGTTTCAGTTCTGCAATGTTATAATGGTGTACTATATAAACGAAAATTTTTCAAAAATCTTATCTTCTTAGAACAGTTTTGTTTGGATTGTAAAACAACCGATGATATACTAATATCGAAAACACTCGGAAAAGAAAATGTGGACATTTACTCCATTCCAATGTCAAATAAACATAAAACGAACGAATCTAAAAATAGTGAAAAACTAGGTTCATATAATATGAAAAACATGCAATGGATTAAATGTATACATTGTCCTTAAAAACTCACTTTTAAAACATATTATTGATCTAAAAAATTAATAATAAATGAATGCTATTGCAATCTTAGATAACAATAAAGGGTATGTCTATTTCGAACAAAGAAAATCAAATGAACCAGTTAAAATATACTTTGATTTAAAAAATTTTCAATCAAATTCGACTCACGCGATTCATATTCACGAGTACGGAGATTTAAGAAATGGCTGTATGTCATTAGGAAGCCATTTTAATCCGACTAATACAAAACATTCGTATCATGAAAAAGGTCATGCTGGTGATCTTATAAATAACTTTACAACTAATCGTCAAGGAAATTTTAGATGCACTTACAAAACAGAAAAAATATCACTGTTTCCCGGGGAGTTAAATGTAATAGGTAGATCTATTGTGATCCATAAATTTAGCGATGATTTAGGATTGGGAGGTATTTTCCATGGACAAGGTTTTACTCCATATTATGATTTATCTAATGAAACTCTACAGATAACATGTAAAAAACTCGGATACAATATAAATTTGCTTAATAGAAATACAATGATCAAAAAATTAATGGATGAATCTATTACCACAGGAAACGCTTCCACACGAATATCATGTGGTATCATTGGTTTAAGTGTCTAAAACTAACGACGTTTTTTCTTTATAAATAAAACATATAGAATTACAAGTAGTAATAAAAATCCAATTATACCAAGAATCCAGTATAGAGTTTTATGAGATTTTTTTTGGACAGGCGATGATTTTGGGGTATCTTTAGTCTTTACAATTGTTGGGAAAATCTTAACATCGGATGTTTTATTCAAATTGTATTTTGCATTTAGATCTGATCCAATTTTCAATATAGCTGGTATATCATTACGAGAAATATCTCGTTGACACCAAGTAGGAGTACTAGAATCAGATATGGGACAGTACATCATCGTATCTTTAACAACTTGCAATGTAGTATTATTATCGCAACTACTTTTAGAACACCAAATTGCCATTATCTGTATTGGTACATATAGAAATGCATAAGGATCTAAATTTGGTGTATTAGAAAATTCATCGATTATGAGATTAATAAATGAAGTAGTGAGCAAATGATCAATAGGAAAACCAACTCCCCATTTTGTCGGAGAATTTTTCATTTTCGATGTACCAGTTATATATGAAGCATAACTTAAAGCATCATTTGTAATTGTGAAAAATTTGGAATTATTTGTTTTCACACCATTTACAAATCCTTTGCATAGACTTAATACTTCAGCTTTAAAGTCATCACCACTTCCACCACTTCCACCACTTCCACCACTTCCACCACTTCCACCACTTCCACCACTTCCACCACTTCCACCACTTCCACCACTT